TCACGATGAATGGCGTGGATGTTGCGAAGGACGCAACGGTGGCAGGTAACGACTCGGTGATTATTGAGTTCAAGCAGTTGCTTGATGCGACTCAGGTGTTGGCTGCTTTGGCTTCTGCTACGTCGGTGAACTTCTCTGTGTGTGGATTGGAGATTTCCTAATGGCGGTTTCACGGTTGAAGTACCCGACGTTCTTCAATATGACAGCATCTCAAGGAAACGTTTCCATCGGCGGTAACGTGACTGAGGCTGGTGGCTACCGAATCCACACGTTTCTAACTTCAGGAAATCTTCAATTTCTGAAATCAAAGACCGTTGACTACTTGATTGTTGCTGGTGGAGGTCCGGGGGGAAGCGCAAATTGGGCCAGCAGCGGCGGTGGCGGTGCTGGCGGTGTCCTGACCGGCTCCACAGGTCCCGGTGTTGGAACCCTGACCGTCACCGTTGGTGTAGGGGGATCATCCGTAGTAGGAGCAATTGGTAGCAATGGTGGCAATAGTTCATGGAATTCAATTACAGCAGTTGGCGGTGGATCAGGCAGTCCTTCCACTAACGCTTCGATAAACGCTGCCAGTGGCGGATCGGGCGGAGGGGCTTCCGGCTCGCAGTCAACTACGACTGCCGGGGCTGGTATAGCAGGACAGGGAAATAATGGCGGCAGCGGAACAGCGACTTTAGGACCAAGTTATGGTGCTGGCGGTGGAGGCGGTGCTGGTGGTAACGGTGCAAACGGCTCGTCGGCTAGTGGCGGCGCAGGTGGCGGTGGAGTAAGTAACAGTACCTCCGGGTCCGCAGTCACCTACGCTGGCGGTGGGGGCGGGGCTGCCTACGACAAGGCTGGCGGCCTCGGTGGATCGGGTGTTGGTGGAAACGCCAACGCTGGCGCATTTCCATCTCTAGGTCAGGCTGGTCAAACTAATCGTGGCGGCGGTGGTGGTGGAACGGCTGGCAACAGTGGTGGCTTGGGTGGCGCAGGCGGCTCCGGCATTGTCATCGTTCGCTACTTGATCTGATGCCTCGCTGGAAAGCCACCGAACAGATCATCAACCTTCACAAAGACGGTGAAGTGTTCGATGAGAACTGGATGAACTACGACAGCATCTTCCAGTACATGCCCGAACCGACAGAGTGGACGCAGGCCCGTCCACCGCGTGTCGATGAGATTGACATTTGGGAAGTCATCTCTGAGATGAGTGGCCCTGTTGGTGTGTATGCGGCGTGGCAGCCGCACGCTGAGTTGTACATCGTCACCCGCCATTGGCGGATTGTGCAGGAGTTTTCTGGCTGGATGGCTAATGCCCGGTTGGAGAAGTACCTGCAAGCGAACAACATTCCGTACCCGAAGGGGCCGGATGCGGGAGTTCAAGAGTTTGTCCCATCGAAGTTGATTATCGCCTAGGAGAGTGTGATGCCCGAAACTAAGAGCCGGGACACCGCTGACATTGTTGGTGACGCGGCAGCGACGTATGCCACGAAGGAAGAACTGGAAACCGCAGGCTTCGCTGCGTTCTTTTTGATTGGAGCATGACCAATGGCTATTGCCTACAAGCCTGCACAGGTGCAGGGAACCGCATCGACGGGTACTTACGCGACGTTGTATGAAACTCCGTCTGCGACGGAGGCTGTCATCAGCACCATCGTCATCTGCAACACGGCGGCAGCAACAGCAACGTACCGGATTGGTTTGGATACGACGGCTGGTACACCGGGTGCGAGCGAGTGGTTGGTGTACGACGCTACTGTTCCAGCAAATGACACGACTGCTTTGACCCTTGGTGTGTCGCTTGATGCGGGGAGGTTCATTCGCGTTTCGTCGTCTGCTGACACGGTTACTTTCTCAGCGTTTGTTTCGGAGATTTCGTAATGTCGGTCCTACGAGTTTCTGGTAGGTCTTTGTTGTCAGGAAAAAGTACGAATCTCAAACTGACCGCTCTATTTATTGGCGGGGACTCTACAGAGGAAAGTGGTGGGTACAAGATTCACACCTTTACCACTACGGGTTCTAGTTTACTTACTGCTGCAACCGTTTCCTACGGAACGTTAGGTGCAATAGCCGGTAATCAGTTGATTGAATACTTACTTGTCGGCGGCGGTGGTGCTGGTGCGGTTGTAGGCGGCGGTGGTGCTGGCGGTATGGTTACTGGTTCTTTTACTTACGCTGGTGAAACGTCGTTTTCAACAAATGTTGGCGATGGTGCACCGGGAGTTGCTGCCCTTGCCGCACCTGCAAATGGTCAAGATACGACCTTTACGGGATTGACGACAGCCCTTGGCGGTGGTGGTGGTGCGACTTCTGCTTCTTATCCACCCTTAGTAGGCGGCTCGGGCGGTGGTGGATCGTTCGGTGGAACCTATGTAAACGGTGCTGCTGGAACTAGCGGTCAAGGAAACGCTGGTGGAAACGGCACGGGACAATCGGGTGGCGGCGGTGGCGGGGCTGGTGCGAATGGCGGCAACGCATTGTCATCTTACGTTCCGGGTCTTGGCGGTAACGGGCTAACAAACTCTTTATCCGGGTCTAGCACCTATTACGCTGGCGGTGGTGCTGGCGGCGGCGACAACCGCAATCTCGCCGGAACCAAGGCTGGTGGACTTGGCGGTGGCGGGACTGGCAGCCACACGACTCAGAGTGGTGGCAATGGAACTGACGGCCTTGGCGGTGGTGGTGGGGCTGGTGCATTTGTTGGAACTTACCCCGGCGGTAGTGGTGGTTCCGGCATCATCATCGTTCGATACCCGATCTGACTTGTAGCAGGGACTTCCCGGTAAGTCCCACAATCGAATAACCGCAAGCATTCTCACAGCCCCCTGATGGGGGCTTACTCATTTCCCAAGGAAACCAATGTTCGATAACCCCGGGACGGTTCTAGCAGTCCTGTCAATCGCTGGCCTGCTCATCTCTGCCTTGATCTTCGTGATTGATTCTCGCATCAACCGCATGTATCGGGAGATGAAACCGAACGGTGGATCGAGCCTGCGTGACGCGGTTGACCGGATAGAGAAGAAGATCGACGGCCACATCGTGTGGCATTTGGAGGACGACAAGTGATGTGGACTATTGGCTTCTGGCGCGGGGCATCAGAACGAGCGATCAAGACGGCAGCGCAAGCGGGGCTTGCGTTTTTTGTAGTGGGAGAAACAGGAGTTGCGGACGTTGATTGGGCGACGGTCGGTGGAGTGGCGGCGGTTGCCGCGATTGCGAGTTTTCTTACAAGCCTCGCCTCTGCACCGTTCGGACCTGCGAATACACCTTCGGTCGTATGGGACGGGGATGTCGTAGATGGCTAAGTTGGTCCCCGCTGGTGTGACTCTGCGTAAGCAGACTGATCTCCGCTGGCCTGGCCGGGATCGTCGTTCTGATGGGTGGGTTGGTGATGCTGCCCATTCCGCTCGGAAGTCAGATCACAATCCTGACAAGGATGGTTGGGTTCATGCGCTCGATATTGATGAGAATATGGGTAAGCGCGGTCCTTGGCGTAACGGTCGGACTGCTCGGCAGTTGGCTAATCAACTTCGTCTTTATGCAGCGAGTGATCTCCCAGGTGCAGACCGGATCAAGTACGTCGTCTACGAAGGACGCTTGACGAGCGGAACGTACCGGGCTACTTGGTGGAAGTGGCGTAAGGGTAACTGGGGTCACTACCAGCACATTCACATCTCGTTCACATCGAAGGCGAAGAAGGACGAACGAGTCTTTCCGCTGCCGATCCTGACGAAGGATCGGAAGTTGAAGAAGTTGTGGTGGGAACAACTTCGTGGCTACTAAGAAGAGGTACAAGACTGCCGCGTGGACGCGCAAGGAGGGTCAGAACCCTGAGGGTGGCTTGAACGCTAAGGGTCGCGCCTCTTTGCGTGCTCAAGGTAAGGACATCAAAGAACCGCAACCGGGCGGTGGTCCGCGTAAGCGTTCTTTCTGTGCCCGTAGTGCGGGGCAGATGGAGAAGTTTCCTGCCGCTGCGAAAGATCCGAACTCTCGTTTGCGTAAGGCTCGACGGAAGTGGAAGTGCTAGGTGGCTGAGAACAAGGCTGTAATCAACGATCTGCCGTATGCGATTGGGCAGGACATCATTGATCGTCTTGCTCGCTATGACCGCAGCGCTTTCGCTGCGGACTATGCCATCGGCAACCAGCCGTGGCTTTCCGCTGCATCTGACAACAGCCGCATTTCTCGTGTGACGACGCAGTATCAGAAGGAGCGCGTCGATCAGGAGGCGAGTGCTGGTGAGAACTCGCTGTCAAACTGGTGGCTTCGGTCTGCTACGTCGTGGCATCGAGGTGGTGGTGCTGAGTTCTACGATGCTGACGAGGGTGACCTATTTCGGTATCGGGAGTCGGCCAACATAGATGTGTGGACGCAGGGTGAGATCAGTCTGCTGAATGCCACCGAGCAGGTCGCTTCGAATGGTGGTAGCCAGGCGCATACGTGCGCCCTGGGAACGTGGTTCCTCTACAACGGCGGCGTTTACCTGTATCAGATATCTACCTCGTCGGTAGTGCAGATTACTGCGTTTACCGCTACCGCTCAGTCCCTCGCAACTGATGGTTGCTCGGCCCTAGTTGGTGCTGACGATGGGGTGTACGAGATTGACAACACCCTGTCGGTAACGAAGTTGTATGACGCACCGGGTGGTGCGTGGACGGTACAGGCAATCGGTTATGTGAAGGACCG